ACACTCTTTTTATATGTATCAATTGGCAGAATATTTTCAGCATATTTTGTGCCATTAAATTTTTCACATTTACCTTTTTCAATAGATATTTGCACACTGGAAGCAATTAGATAATATTGAAAATGTTCCATCCATTCATCCAGTAATGATAGGGCTGCTTTTGAAGTGTAGTTCACTTCATTTTTTGCAAGAAATGCAGCGAGGTTTGTAATACCAATGCCTAGACTGCGTCGTTTTTTTGCAAAGTTCTCAGCAGCTTTATTAAAGTATTGTTGTATATCAATAATTTCTTCTAAGAATCTAACAGCAAGATCACATGTTTTTTCTAAATCTTTCCAATCTCTTATTTCAAGCATATTAATAGCAGAAAGAATACACATGCCTATCTCTGCTTCATCATCGTGAAAATCCTGTAATGGGATTGTCGGGTGAATGACTTCTGTGCAAAGATTGCTCATGGTTATCTTATCTGACCAAGCTCCATGTTCGTTGGCACTATCAACATTGAGAATGTATATGCGACCTGTTTCAACCCGCTCCTTGACTATCAAAGAAAAGAGTTTTCTTGCTGAAATCTTCTTCTTTAATTTTATCTTCTTATCTTCTTCACATGATGCATATACTTTATCAAATTTTGAAGTACCCCATGCATCGTAAAGATGAGGAACTTCATGCGGGCTAAAGAGTGTTACATCTTCGTTTTTGATGACACGGTCATAAAATATTTTGGACATCCCGACAGTGTAATCAAGCTTGCGCACTCGGTTGTCATCTGTACCTGCATTATTCTTCAATACAACAACATCCTCGATTTCATAGTGCCACCACTGCAGATTGCATGTTGCGCTCCCACCTCTTAGTCCGTTTTGCTGCCAAGCTTTGACACTCGCTTCATATATTTTGAGGAAGGGTATAAGACCAGTGTGTATCACCTCACCATTATTAACAGGCGCGCCAATGGCTCTGATCTTGGAGACATCAATGCCAATGCCACACCGGCTAGCTGTTGCAAGAGAAATAGCAGTACCTGATGCAGTGATGGATTCCTTAGTATCATCAACACCCACCAGACAACAGCTTGCATAACTTTTTGATGTTGTGCGTACTCCTGCCATGACAGGTGTTGGGAGATTTATTTTATGCCTAGATATTGCATTGTAGAATCTTCGTACATATTCAAGTCTTATATCTGCTGAATAATTCATGAAGGCATAAGCAGCAATAAGAATATAAGCAAATTGTGGTGTTTCATATATCTTATCTGTTACTCGATTTTTAATGAGATATTTGTCACAGAGTTGTTTGATTCCTGCATAAGTAAAATTCAAGTCGCGATCATGGTCTATATATTCACCTATCTTGTTAAGTTCATCTTCTGTGTATTTCTCTACGATTATTGCATCGTAAATTTTCTTACGAATCCCAGAATAGATAACATCACTCAGGCGAGGGGCATGCTTACCACCCCACACATCTTTTCTTAATTGGTAATTTAACAATCGACCAGCGACATATTGATAATTCGGCTTTTCAATTGAAATAAGATTGGCTGATGATTCAATTATTACCTGATGTATTTCTCTTGTGGTGATATCCTCTTTTATATTAAGCTTTGCATTTATTTCAATTTCAGATAAGCTTACACCTGATATGCCTTGTGTGGCCCAGCTTAAAACACGGTTAATTTTTTCGACATCAAATGCCTCTCCTTTACCGTCTCTCTTAATAACATTAATTTTTCCGCTCATTGTGGGTTGGGTGAAAAATTATTTAATAAGAATTGTAGGGAAAAAAAATAAAAAAATATAGCTTTATTTCTTAATAAAATTTACTTTTGTGTCAGTTAAAATATAAATAACCAAGTAGCTAACAGTCTGATAAATTGGTGCAATCCCACTAAACATTATATCATGATATATTTGATTTAAGTTAATATCCTCACTACAAATATCCTTTATGAGTTCACTATTCACAGGGTACACCCCTTTGTCAAAATAAGCATAACAGTCAGAACAGTTGAGATTATATGCTTTGAGCAAATTTTTATAAAAAGGAAGTGTCAAGGTGTTGCCCGGCAAAGCATCCACCTGCATCAATTTTTCAATTACTGGTGTTATTTTCTTATTTGGCTCAAGACGCATTCCATAGAAATATCTTGTTGCATGATTATTGATATTATAAATGTTGTGTTTAACAGTAGCGAACTGTTTGCTTGAAATTCTTTGCAGGTCATAATTATTCTTGAGCTCAACCCCAAGCAAGCAGATAGGATAATCAACCTGCAGGGTGCATGACAAATCATTTGCACATATGTCTTTTTCCGCCAAGCTTATATCTATCTGATTCATAAACATTATTATAATGTAAGAATCTAATAATCAATACATTCTTTTACTCTATTATTTTTTGGAACAACATTATCTTTTGCAGTGCAACTGTAGCGAGTGAAGCTACAGCAGCTATCGTTGAGGCAATAATTGTATTTCTAATGGTCCAAGCGCCAGTTTGATCAATTTTTTTCTTTTGAAATTCCTCTTGTATTTGTTGAGCTAATACAGTGAACTTGTCTTGAACTACTTCTGTTATATGTGTTAACTTCAAGGACACTTCATTATGTAAACCTTCGATTCGTGTATTGATATTTTTTTCTGAAGATTCTAATTTTTCGTTGTAAAAATTTGTAAGATCAGCTGACCTGCATTTCAAATCATCTTCAAGCTGTTCAATTTGCTTTTCCAGACAACTATGTACGTTCTTGAGATTGCTCTCTAAGTGCGATATTTGGTTTATTATGGATGGTTTGCCATTGCCTTGATAGATTGTCTTGTAAACATGGGATATCTCGTCTTGTACTTTCTTGAGTGCAGATGTTGGTTTCTTGGCTGCCATGTCACTTTACCTCAAACGAATAGGATAGTATTCCTTTTGGCAAGGTGTAGACTCTGCCAGATGTTCGTCCTTGATGAGTTTTAATGACTAAAGTCATCTTATTATTTGTAACTACAGGACCATTAAGCACTTCCACATTGCCAAGAAACAGCGAATAGGTAGATATCCCCTTCTGTACATCAAAAATTTTAATGGTATTTTTACCGGTTAGCACAGCTGAGTATATTGTTGGCATATCAAATATTTACATTTATTTATGCAAAAATTACATTAAATATAAATAATTCATATGGCTACAGATAATATCACAAAGATCCTGGTGCGGCGTGGAACTGATGGGCAACGTAAATATACAAACACAACAGGGATAACTTTTGATCTTGGTGAGCCAGCTTTCACAGTTGATACCAAGAGACTCTACATTGGAGATGGTAAAACAAGCGGTGGTATATCAACAGGAATGCGCAATCTTGGTACAATACCTTTTCTTTTTGATAATAACAGCATAACCAATGAAGCTGCAAATTTATTTGCATTAAGTGGCATCGAGGTTGGAGACATCATTTATGAAACATCGTCCAAATCTCTCTACACACTTTCAAGTTTTTCATTCAGTGAGCCCGTCAAATCAGATTTTGCAAAATATGAATTTGTAATTGATGTCAATCCCATGCAGCTTGAATACAATCCAGAAGGTGAGCTGCAGATCAGACTGGGTGGAGTGGGAGTGTTTGAAGTTAACTCTGCAATGTGTGAACCAGGTGGTGGGCTGGCAAAGCCATATATCTCCTCAGGCATTAGTATCACAAATGATGGTGTTATCAATGCAATGTTAAATAAAGTTCCAGCAAATACAGTCAAGGGCAATCCAAGCGGTCGAGTGGAAAATCCAACAGATATTGAGCTCGGACCAGGCCAAATTTTAGGCAGAACATTTAACAAGCCGCTGTCAGGGATCAACTATGAGACTCTAATCAAGGAGGTATTTGCAACAGGGCTTCGACCAGTGAATGGTGTGGCAATTACAAATCTGGCTGGCTCGCAACTCACACTGTTGGGCTTGAGCGCCTCACATTTTGACATCTATCAACATGAGATACATCTTCTTAAACCCACAAGAATTGATAACGGTGATTTTGTTGTACTCAATGGTGATTTTGGTGTAAACTCAGGAAACATTTTCATTGGAGGTGACTACCAGTCAACTGGATCAATCAATATCAATGGCGGTGTGCGTTGCGGCACAATTGAGAGCAATATCATTGTTAATGACAACAGCATAAGAACAAGCACACTGAATGCTGAAACTGCAGATATCAATGCAATACATGTAGGGGATTTACAAGCCACGTCCATAGACAATGCGCAGAACATACACACAAATACCTTAACGAGCACTATCAAGGTAGAGACAGCTCATGTACAGACGCGCACATTTGAAAGCAACAGTGTGTCATGTCTTGGAAATCTAACCAACGGAGGTAATATTTTAAACTCTGGAAATATTATCAATAGCGGTAATTTAAACAATGCAGGTACAATAACAGCACCAACAGCAAACGTTTCAATCGGCAATATAACAACCATGCGGTCAGTTGATATTGAAAACAGTGGCAACATGATTAATACAGGTTCCCTTGCTAACGGTGGAACAATTGCCTGTCAATCACTAACAAGCAGAGCCGGTATCATTAATACTGGAGGGTTCAGCAACACTGGTGATATGAACAACACTGGTAATATTATTGCTGGCGGCTATATTTCGTGCACCGGTGTGATACAGAGCACTGGCAATGACATTGTGGCCTATAGCACTTCTGATGTCACTTTAAAAAAGAATATAAAGAAGATAGAGTCACCTTTGAACAAGATATCACAAATATCAGGATATAACTTTGAGTGGAACTCTGATGAAGACAAATACAATCACCTGCAAGGTGAGGATATAGGTGTACTTGCAAATGAGATTGAAGCAGTAATACCACATGCAGTAATTACACGGCCAGATGGCGTCAAGGCTGTTAACTACATAAAAATTATTCCTCTTTTGATTGAGAGTATCAAGACATTGCAAGCAGAAGTAAGTGAGCTCAAGAATGAACTTCGATAGGGCAGTTAACGAATATATTGAGTTATCCACAATACCTGGTCTTGGCAAGATGTTGCCTATTGATACTCTTACCACTTCTCCCAAACCTGAAGATACATTTCCTAATGCAGAACGCAGAGTTGACGTCAACTTGCCTGAAATAGAGCATAATATTGTCCGTAAATATTTAAAATATATTATTAAGCAGCTACAAAGAGTGAGATAATATCTTTGCTTCTGTTGCCGACTTGTTTGGCCCATTTGCTGTTCCCTAATTCAGCTGCAGCTTGTTTGTAATTTCCCTTGAGAATATGTTCTCTTGTTTTAACAAATTTGCTCAGTCTACCATAACCGAGATTAAACGAGAGATCAATAAGACCTAACTTTATATTACGCGGTAACTTATCAAAGGACGTGACATAGTGTTTAACATCAGTGTATGCTATCTGCAGACATACTTGGAATAAACTGTGCATTTGCTGTTCAGTAAGATCAACACTTCCATTGAGAACGCTGTTATAGTCCAAATTGAGCTTATGAAATATGGCGCGCGCATCTGGCCGAAGCATATTGAAGCCAATGCCAACTGTGGGTATGCCTAGGGAATCACGATATATATGTGGCTTGACACCTTCATGTTTCTTAATTAAATTGAGAATGTCATCAAATGTTAATTTTGTATCATCTGCATGCTGTATGAGTGCAGGTGGCGGCGGGGGAGGAGTTGCTCCAACCGCTTCAATGATCTTAACTACAGTCTTGTAGAACTTCTGCACATAATTATTTAATTCAGTACAGCAACTTTAACGATCTTTGGATTGGTATTTGCAAACAATTCTGCATCTTTTTTGTTCATAAAAAAGATGTCGATTACTGGAAGCTTGCCATCTGAAGCAACTTTGTTTCTAACTGCAGTTCCTGTGTCAACAGCACGAACCAGCCCAACATTGGGTATGATAACTTCTTTATTGTAAGGTATGACCCGAGGGTCTACAGCAATAGAATCACCCTGCTTGAGCGTATAACCAGTAGAACTTCTTAGCTTGCTACTGTCTGAATCAGACCCTGTGCCACGTGCCCAATATACTGTTAGCCTGGCAGTGATGACTTTGTACTCACTTTTATTATTTTTTGGAATAAACATTTCACCGAATTTTATTCCATCTTGTCTCACCACAAGCTTACTGGCAGCATTTGCTTCAGTTTTGAGATTCATCTGCTTAAGCTCTTTCTTAAGCTCTGACACAGTACATGGACCTCTCTTCTCTACATATGTAGTGATGCTTATGCTCATGACAGAGCACAACAGTATGGCCATAGTTAATTTGTGTATTTTTTTGTTTGTATTCATAGAAAAAGGCTAGTTAACTGCAACAGACTACAGCCTATAAAGTCAGAATATATTAATATCTTTCATTTATATTTATTCATTATAAATGAAATTACAACTCAATCAAGCAACATTTTTTGCCAAAAAAGCTTTGAGATTTGTGTTTCTGTTGGTCCAACCACGCAAGAACCCCCTGAGCTTGGGCCTCGAATCAGCGAGCCCTTCATAGAAAGACTGCCTGTAATCAACTAATCTATTTGCTGTAGATTTTGGCTCTGCGTGAGTTATGGCATTGAGAGTAACAGGTCCAACAACACCATCATCATTCACACTCACAGCGCGCTGCAGAAATTTGTTAGCTTGCTTGATACCAGTATTAACTGCTGAATCAAAATATGCAATTGCCACTAATTTTGGCAGATGTTCAGCACAGGACTTCAACCAATAATCGTTGTAATAGATTTCTGTCGCTCTTTCTTTTGTTAAGTTCTTAATGTCTTCTTTTTGATGGCTTCTCTTGTCAATGCCAAAATTTGTTTCACCACCTGGGTCATTGGCATCATTTGTGTATCCACCTTCTGCATCAAAAACAAATTCAAGTGCGCATTTAAAAATCTTATTCACAACATTATATATTCTCCCAAGGGAAGCTTATCCATTGTGTTTTTTCAATATTTGTTATTCCAAAAAATAGCGGTATATGTGCAGTGTCTTGTTTCACATACAGTGCTGCTGTGACAACTGTTTTGAGATTGCCAAGCATTTCCAAGGTGTGATTGAAGCTATCGCCAGAATCTGACACATCATCAATAATTATAATCTTCTGCATATCTACAAATGATGGTACTTGATACACATCCACTTCACCTTTTCGTTCACCCACATATGACTTCATTCCCAACACATGAAGCTTATCAACATCCAGATGGTTACATATTATGGTTCCTGGCACTAGCCCACCCCTGCTCAAAGCAACAAAGCTATACTCTGCATAGTCAGGCAATTTGTTCCTTATATCATTACAGATGTTGCGGCACAACGTGGATATTGTGCGCCAAGATACATTAAGCTTTGCCATACACCATTATAGTGTAAGATAATAAAAATCAATGTCTACCAGAGCTTGCCAGTAGCTGCATCTTCTGCAGACTGCATAGTGGGTGTTTCAGGGTATTTTGTCTGAGGTAAATCTTCATTGTTACTTGATGGAGCACAACTGCACAGTACCAGCAGTGGTAGCAATAGAACAACCATTCTCATAATATTATTTGATTATATCCTTAGCCTTGTCAATTAAGCTATCTGATTCTTTGCTCTCTTTTCTCCAGGAATTAAGAATAGCGTAATATACTAAATGCTGCTGGTCGATGATAAACAATTTGTTGTTGGACTTGTCAGTGAATTCACTTATGCCGTCATTCTCATTGATCTCCACACCCTTGTATGACTTGAATTTTATCCTGTATGCTTTGACAAGAGTATTATACCGTAATGCTCCAAATGTTGTGAGTATGCCACGACCATCATCCATGAAGCCAATGAAACCAGAATTCTGTATGTCATACTGTTTGGGTGTTGAGGCATCATATGAGGCAACTTCATCCTCAATCTTATCTGGTGTGACAGTTGTGCAGCTGCACAGCAACAAACTACTCAGAGAGAATATCGCGAATTTTTTTAACATCTTTATCCTTTATTGCACCTTCAACAGTTGATTCAAAATCTACATCCTTTTGATTCAACTGACGCTCTTTCATTTCCTTGGTGTTCTTTGCTCCAAACACATTATTAATAGCCTGAAATATTCCGCTAATGGCTCCGATAACTGCGGTGAAAATGCTGCCCATTATTCAACGTAATTAGAGGTTGCGTCCTTACAGCCCTTGGCAATTGCATTAAGAATGTCAACAGCAAGTTTGGTGTTGCCATCAAGCTTGACAAACTGTGCAGCATAGAGATCTTTTATTGAGGTGACATAATTTACCCAATGTGTCTTTTCCACAGGCAAATAATCTGTCAAAGCTTTCTGTAGCTGTGCAGGTGTGGGTGCAGAACCAGCAGTAAGACCTTCAACAATGGCAGCAACATGATTGATCATCTTTGCCTTTTCAACACGATCACCGGGTGAAAGCGCTTGATCAAGCACAACTGTACATGTGAGTGTGACTGCTGGAGCAATGTAGGGCAATGCATTCTGAACAGTCTGTGCAGCATCAATCTTGCTGTTGGTACCAGTGGTTGCACAACCAACAATGAAGAACGGAATAAGAGCCAAGGGGAGTAATTGTTTCATAAGATTATTTATCTACCCCTTCAATAATTCAATGCTCTTGTTGTCTTTGCGTGATTCTGTTGCACGGCTAACTGATTGATCCAGAAACGCTCTGAGTGCAATGAACCCTTGTAAAATAAAGTTGCAAGACATTAGTGTCAGTGTGATTCCTGATATTTCGGCAAATGATTTGTATTGGCCAAGATCTGTCATAATGGCAGGTATTGCAGCAATAAAAAAATAAAGAGCTGCTCTTAATGCTATATTATTCTTCATAAAATTATTTAGTCTAAAATTTAAATTCTGCATTACGTAATAGTTTAATCAAATGCAAAGATTTATCCATAAATATTACTGTAGGGACACCCTTGAAGAAAACTATCAAAGAGGTAAATGATCACCCTGAACGCTACAAGGTGTGTGACTCTTGTAATTCCATATTCGCAAAGTCAGCAAACCTTTGTTCTGTTTGTGGTGCATACAGATTCAATGCAAAAAAAATACATGTTCTTGCAGCACTATTAAAAATTATTAAAGATGGACGGCAAACAATCACCTACCAAGATTTACTTTAACTTAATAAATTCGTTTAAATGCTGGGAGAGATATATTATCTGCTTCATCAATTCAGCTTTCTTTTTGCCAGTGTTCTTTTTGGCTGCAGCATACAGATCGAGCACATGATCAGCAGTAACCTTTTTTCGTTCTGTGCTCATAATATTATTTATATAGTTGCATTTAATAATAATACCAATATCTATCTACATGAGCAATATTACAGAACTATTAAATGGATTTGTCCAAACCTTCTCAACTGAATACAACAAGTTTAGCAGCGGCAATGCCTCTGCAGGAACCCGTGCGAGAAAAGCCCTACAGGAGATTACAAAGGTGTGTCGTGATGGTCGCAAGGGTATTCAAGAAGAAAAAAACAACCGCAAGAATAGCAAAACTTAAGTCTTAGACTTGAGTTGACGCTTTGCTTCACGTCGGTGTACTCTAACCATCTCTGCAACTATGTTTGTTGCTACTTCAAAATTAGGTACATTTGAATAAATGAGCTCAAGTATGTCATATGCAGCATGCTGTGCTTTTCTCTCTGTATCAATTGGTAATTTCAAGCTCAAGCTGGCTGGTTGCTGGGCATTCTGTGCGGGTATTGGTTGTGCAGATGCAGCTGCAGCAATTGGCACTGTAGGTCGAACTGGTGGAACTGCAGGTCTCTGAGGTGATGCCACAACACTGGCATTGAGGTCATATGCCTCATATATCATGTGTGCATCTTTAGTCACACGTATATTTATAGTTAGTGCGGTGCTGTCGCAGGTGGTTTTAGCTCTTGCTCAATGACATCATTCTTTAGTGCAGGCTGGTTAGTCAATCTGCCATACAGCGCATTCATGAAGAAAGCAATCAAATGTGTCCAGGTGCCACACAGGATCATTGAGATGATGTAATAATTGCTAATGAATTCCAGCGGGTTATACACACAAGACAACAAGACACCACACCAGAAACTGTTGCAATTAGGACAAAGAAATGGCATCTTTAATGATCTGTTAGGTATTAACTTGTATATCTGCAATCTGACTGATTGGAATATGTCAGCATAACTCCATATGGCATTAAGACTGTATGCTAGGATTCCAAATAATATTGTGTCAGCTAAGCTAATCATATGCTATATATTATAACCATGGGGAATATAATCAATGGCCCCTTTGTTTAACATCATAAATAATATAGATTTATGTTACCTAGCTTTGATGATGTTAATAGGCGAAAGAGAATTGCTGTCAATGATAAATTTTCATATGACAATATATTGAGCGAAATTTCACCAGTTTCTTTGTTTGATGCACGGTCACTGTATAATCCTGACCCCACCACCACGCCTACAGAGACACTGGTTACCCCAACACCAACCATGGTGCCCACATCAACTCCCACATCATCTGAAACGCCATTCCCAACATTAACTGTCACCAGTACATCTACACCAACACCTACACCAACGCTTACCACGACACCCAACAGGATTGGGTTACCGAGATTTATCTGTGT